AACAGCCTGCCAGTCATCTTCATCCGTCATTTTTCCGGTGTACTGAGCATCACTCAGCCACACCGCCACGGCAGGCAACTCCTGTGCATCAATAAAGGCAGGAAGACCGTCAAACAAAACGGTATCTTCCCCGCACGTTGTTTTCAGGCGCGACAATACGGCCTGACGAATTTGTGTGTGTCGGTTCATAGGTTCAGATATGACCTCAGTTGTTGTTTCAGGGCATACCCCAGTTGTTTCGGCATCTCGTTATCAATGACGCTTTTACGGGCATCCTCAAATGCCTGTGTCAGCGCTCCGGCCAGCGGGATTTTCACAACCGCCACAGGCAGGCGATTTTTTTTCGGCCTGCCCTGATGGTCACGCCCTGTTGCAAAACGCGCTTCAGGAAGGCGTTTCAGAACATGCCAGCGACCATTCGCCAGTTGCCGGATAAACGCGCCCTGGAAAAAATATTTCCCCACCCTCAGCCCGTCACCGGCACGCCTTCGCGTTGTGCTCAGTTTGATGGCGGGAAGATTGCCGCGGTTAACGCGGATCCGGGCATACATTTTTCCGGCAGGGCTGGCGCTCAGCATTCTGACGCGCCCCCTGACCAGTTTCAGGGGGATCCCCTTCACCTGGTTATCACCGGCAACGGTATCGTGGGCAACCTGTCGGGTCGCCTGAGAAATGGCTTTCTGTGCCACACGATTTATTGCCCAGGCGCTGGCCTGTGGCACCATACGGGTATCAAGGCTGTTCAGATTGCGGATGGCGTTTTCAAGACCTTTCATAATATCGCCCTGTACTGATATCCCCCCGGGAACTGTCACACCGTTGCAGACGGATATAACAGCATCCCCCGTCGTCCGGAGTAATGCGATCCACCCGAAAAAGATCCCCGCCAACCTCCAGCGTATCCAGACGGCGCAGTCCCGTAATATCTGCTGTTTTCACAAACAAAGACGGTGAAGAATCTTCAAACCGTACTCCTCCGGCAACGAACGAAATTTTTTCAGGATCATCAAAAACACCCCTGAGTGTTTTTCCTTCAAGCTGACCGGACGTAATTACCGCCGTAATCCCCATATGACAAAGAATGACCTCGTCAGCCATGGCGACGGCGGCATCAAACGGATTATAGAAATCTGCCACCTTTCCCCCACATTCAACACATTTTCACGAGGCCACTTTCTGCCATGCTGGCTGCCACCACGGCAGATACACGAAACACTTCTCCCGGACGTACAAATGCCACGGGGTTATCCCGTGTGGCGTGGAGTGCATTGACATGTAACATCACCACAGCTTTGACCATGACCATATCCACAGAATTTCGGTTCTCACTCTCCCCACGTTCGGATCGTGTTTCGTTTTTTTGTTGTGGTTCTTCATCATCCTTATACAGGCCGTCTGAACTATCACTTAATTCTTCTTCCCACTCCGCCAGGCGTTGTTCAAGATCAGCTTTAGAGCCTGAAATATCGGCATCGCGCCCGAGTACTGCCGCCAGATCCTGAAGACGCGCTGTTATTTCTTCTTTTGTCATCACATCTCTCCTGTTCGATAAAGAAAAAGGCGGGAATATCCCGCCTGACCTTATTTCACCTGAACCACCACAAACGCGTCCGGATCCGGCAACACCATCAACGGCGCAGACTGCGTCATGGTATATTCGCACCCCGGGTCCCCCACCTCTAACCAGTGTTTCGGATAACGAATTGCAGAGGTGATCCCTTCACTCAGCGCCTGGTTATCCTGGATTGCGCCATAACAACGGACACCCTCCACCTGAGTGTTTCCAAGAATCAGTGTGCCTTCCGGCAGATAACGCTGCTCATCCCCGTTTTCATCAACATACGTTGTTTTCGCCACCATGATGGCCAGATCACCGTAATAACCTTTAAAAGAAACCACGGAACCCAGATCTTTCAGCGCGGTTTCCAGTTCAGATTTTGAGCCACGGCGGGTATCCAGTTTTTCACGAAACAGCTTAAAACCGTTCAGCATACGCCAGACAGTACCGTCCATAATCGCAATATTGATGGTACCGGAAGCAAAATCGCAGTACGCATCCAGATCATGCGTCGGATCAAAGGTGTCAGAATTCTGTTCTGACCATTTGCGTCCCTCTGCCTGCGTAATGTTATTGGTGGCAGAACGTCCAAAATCCACTTCCACCGTCTCAAACTGTTCTCCGCTCATGGTGTACCGACCCTGAAGAACAGCGCTTACCGCCTGCATTTCTTCCACCTGCACAATCGCCTGTTCTTCCTGTTTCAGGTTGTCAGTCAGAATACGCAGACGACGGTAGGCCGGGTCATTAAGACGGGCCGGATCTTCCCCAGGAAGACGCTCCACCGCCTGCTGATAATCCAGCCGGTGTTTTGGTTTAACATAGCCGGGGCGTAACACGCGGGTTTCACCACCACGACTGCGCAGTACCTTACCTGACACAACCGGAGACACATATGCCGCAACCGGTGTTTTTCCGGTGATTTTATCCAGCATCACTTCCTGAGTATGGAAAGTGACCGTACGACGAAAAAACAGCTCCAGAAACAGCGCACGGAATTTCACTTTCTGCTCGGTGTAGCCGAGCAACTGACGCGTGGTAAATAACCCCATAATTGACTTTCCTTTAAAAACACAAACGGGCCGCATCACGACCCGTTTTTTCAGTTAATCACTTCACCATCAGGCGTGGCTGATGGCACTTCCCACAAACGCGTTGGCTTTTTTCACCGCATCCACCGAATCCGGCCAGACCAGCGATTCGGTGGCAAACGTACCGCTTTTGTAGTACGTCAGTGTGGGCTCGGTCCCGGCCAGCGCCAGTACCAGCACCCCCACAGCCGTTCCGGCTTTCTGACCATCCCATGCCACCAGTTTTCCGCTGGCGTCATCCAGCATCAGTGGCGTCAGTGAAGGCGTGGCAGCACTGATACCACTGGTACCTGTTGCGGTATATACCGGATCGCTTCCGGCAAAAATGCGCCCGTCCGCGCGCTTTTCTGTGGTGGTTTTAATCATTTTCTCAGTCTCCTGATTTATCTGAATCACGGATCCCCGCTTACGGCATACTCATCAGCAGTTCTTCTTCCCCGTTCCCGGCAGTTCCGCCACCGGAAACGGCACTGGCGGCATGCTGTGCCATGAAGCGCTCAAAAAGTGTTACCTGTGACGGTTGCGATACTGATGGCGCAGCTGCCAGCAGCGTTTTCGCCTGCTCCACTGTCATTCCCGGTTGTTCAGCCAGCGCCTGTGCCAGTTTTTCGCGTCCTTTTGCTTCCGGCAACGCAATAATTTGATCGCTGGTACTTGCCGTACCGGTTTCCGGTGCCGCTGCCAGTAGCATTTTCGCCTGTTCCACCGTCATTCCAGGCTGTTCAGCCAGCGCCTGTGCGAGTTGTTCACGCCCTTTTGCTTCCGGAAGTGCCATAATCTGCTCGCCGGTACTTGCCGCACCGGCAACCGGTGCCGCTGCCAGTAACGTTTTCGCCTGCTCCACCGTCATTCCCGGCTGTTCAGCCAGCGTCCGTGCCAGTTGTTCACGTCCTTTTGCTTCCGGAAGTGCCACAATCTGATTGCCTGTGCTGTCAGTACCGGCAACCGGTGCTGCCGCCAGTAATGTTTTTGCCTGCTCAACTGACATTCCCTGCTGACCTGCCAGCATCTGCGCCAGTTTTTCGCGTCCTTTCGCCTCCTGACAATTCAGGATCCCCATCACGCGCTGATTTTCCTGGGACACCGCTTCAGCAACGGTGAGATTTTTTGTTGTCATCGTATTCTCCTGTGTAACAGAGTCGTTCAGAGCAGAAACCATTACATCAACGGCATCTGCAGCATTAATCAGTTGATCAGCCAGGCCTGTATCAATGCCTGCCTGACCGTCATAAACGGCAGCCTCGGTATTCATCACCACCTCTGAACTCAGCCCCGTATAAAGTGCCACCTTGTCGACAAACATCCGGCGGGCCTCATCAATACGGCGCTGAAAATCCGCACGCACACCTGTCGGCAATGCCTGAATACTGTTGCCGTCAACCTTGTGCTGCCCGGAGTAAATCAGCGTGATATCCACGCCTTCCTGTGCCAGTTGTTTCTCGTAACTGGTGTGCGCCATCATCACACCAATCGAACCAATTTTTGCCGTCTGCGTGACCAGCCGACGCGTACAGGCCGCCGCCAGCAACATGGCGGCTGAACAGGCCATGTCATTACACAGCGCCCACACGGGCTTCTGTTCCCGCAGACGGTAAATCATGTCAGCACAGTCAAACGCCCCGGCAGCCTGACCGCCCGGACTGTCGATATCCAGTAAAATGCCGCGTACATCCGGGTCGTTCACCGCTGACTTAAGACGGGCAGTCAGACCGTCATAACCGGTCATACCGGAATATGGCCGCAGGGTACCCATTTTATGTACCAGCGTGCCGCTCACCGGCAGAATGGCAATACCATTTTTCACCTGGTAACTCTTTACCGGACGCGGACCACCAGTCATATAATCGGTAACCGCCAGCTGCATACCATCGGCGTCAAGCTGAACGGCCTGCTGCGGAACGGCAAGGCTGCCCGCCCCCATCTCCTTACCCAGTGCGCAAAAGAAAACCCGCGCATAGGCGGGTTCCAGTAAAAGCGGCTCATTAAATGCCATCGCGGCAATATGTGATAAATTACAGCGCATCGCCTTTTTCTCCCGTTGTCTGTCGGATCTGCTGTTGAAACGCGTCCTTTATCCAGACCGGACGCGGAAGACCGGCAGCCTGTCGCTCCTGAGTTTCCCGTAGCTGCTGGCGGAAAATCTCCTGATAGTCATCCCCCATCAGGGCCAGCTCTTTCTCGTATGTACTCAGGCCGCCTTCAATGCGCATCACCGCTTCCTGCACTTCCTTAAGGCCATCAATCGCCATACGACCGGCACCAATCCACTCGGCACGGCACCACCCGGAACGAGCCTCCCAGAATGAGAAACGGGATTTCGGCGGACGGATCACACCACGAATAAGGGCTTCCTCCAGCCAGCAGGCAAACATCTGTGACGCCAGGCGACTGGCCACAAATTTTCGTTTTCCCATAAAATACCGCCACGACTCATTGGCGGATGCCCTGGCACTGGAATAACTGACCTGTGAATAATCCCGGGAAAGCTGCTCATACGACACACCCAGTCCGGCAGCAATGTAACGTAACAGCGCCTTTTCCAGTTCAGAAAAACCATTATCCGCATTCTGGGCTGTCTGCAGATTCAGTGAATCTCCCGGGTAAAGATGCGGAATACGGACCCCGCCCAGTTTTACCGTATTGGTGGCGTAATAACGCGCGTAGCCTTTCATGATGGTGTTCAGGGGATTTTTACCTCCATCTCCCACCCCGGCGATATATTCAAACGCTTTTTCCGAATCCAGTGTGGATTCAATCGTGGCGGCATACATGGCGCGAACCACCGCCGACTGCAGTTGCGTGGCCTGCAGTGTGTCGAGCATCTTGAGACGCTCCATTACAGAATAAAACTGGTTGGCCCCGCGGGTCTGCCCGTCTTCCTGTGGCTGAAACACATGGATCATTCCCGGTCGTCCGGAAGGCAGTGTTGCCGTAATTCGTGTCCATTTACTGACACCGTAGCCGGGCCAGTCATCATCCTGAACATGGTAGGCCAGCGCTTTTCCGTGTCGGTTTATTTCCACCCCGGCACGCATAAAACGATCGCCGGTACCATAACCGGGTGTACTGACACGCTTCGGGCTGATGGTTTTGAATTTCGTCCGGAATAATGACGTGGATTCCGCATCCCATACGGGCTGGACAAAAATTTCACCGTTAAACGTATGGACCCCCACCCCTTCACGAATGAATTCGGTAAACGAACGACGCCCTTCTACATCCATCGTACCAAACACCGGATCGCAGTATTCCATCCACGCCGCCTCAACATCTTCAATAAAAGCATGTGAATCTGCTTCCGACATCCCCAGCCAGCGCCAGTTGGGACGGTAACTCAGACGAAACATGTGCCCGACAATATGATCCTTATGAATTTCCACTGCATTCGATGCAATACCGTTGTTACGGACCAGATCATCCGCGCGGGCGTTACCCAGATGAATGGAAGGTAAGAGCGCCACGTCGGCACTTTCCGGTGCAGGCAGCCATTCTGCCATTTGCCCACCGAACCCGGAACCACCACCAGAATATCCCATGCTTTGCCGTAAAGGCTGCCCATGAATATCCACCAGTTCACCGTTCACAGCCACACTCCTGCCGGGCCACGACGCCGTCCGGATACACCCAGCGCACTTTCCAGCTCTTCAATATACTGACGCAGTTCACCAATTGTCGCCCGCGAATACTGAACCTGACGCCCGTCCTTGCTGACGGAAACCACAGCACGTCCGATCATCAGTTCATGTAACGCCCGGCGGGCATCGCATCGCATAGCATTTCATGCGTATAAATCATCACTTATCCTCCACTCAGAGCAGCCGCGATTTCTTCAATAGTCATTTCATCGTCGTCCTGTTCATCTCTTCTGGCGCGGGCCAGTGCATCCAGATCCAGTTGCCACCGCTGAACGGAAATGCGCAGCGCTGCATAGGCATACACCAGACAGTCCAGGGCTTCATTACGCCGTTTTCTGGCATCCCACTGGAGTTTCACCCGCCCGTTCACAACTTTTTCAACCAGCTCTTCTGCCACGAGTTGTTTAGCTTCAACATCAGAAAAAATGTCAGGGTTATCCGGAAAACGGAAGGTATACGGTGCGACTTCACTGGCAGATACCACCGGCAGGGCAAAACGCGCATACAGCATTTCCTTGACGGTATCGGAACCCACCTCACACAAAAACACACCACGCTGGTTTCGCTTTTTTGGCATGGTGATCACCGGCTTGCCGTACACCGACGCCCCTTTGATGGGGAGCACAAAAAAAGTGCCGTGTTTTCTGGATCGCTGATACACAATGTCCTGGTCAATACCACCGGTATCCCAGCAGACGCGGGAAATGGAAATTTCAGTGCCATCTGCATGACGGTATTTTTTCCGGATCACGGCATCAACGCGTTTAAGGGTGTCCTCATCTTCCGGTCTCCCCATGATGATCTGCTTGTCAATCAGAAAAGCTTCTTCGCCAGGAGCCCAGCCCCAGACATAAATCTCATAACGGTTTTTCTGAGAGTCGATCCCTGCGGTCAGGTAAACCACCCGCAGGGGAACCTGCGCATCATAGTGGCAGACTTTTTCCAGCAACAACTCAAAGCTCAGTTTTTCTGCCACAGCCTCTTCATAAGGCTCCCCCAGCGTGGTGTTAATGAACGTCTTGACGCCATTCGGATCCTTCAGTGCATCAAGCCAGTCATAAACAATCTGTACCCAGGTGGTGAACGGGCTGTATGCCGTCCAGATGTGGTACGAGATTGAGCGCGGTGGCGGGATTTCCTCATCACCGGCGCTGTAAAATGTCAGACCGTCACGCGTCCACATCCCGGTATTGTCACAAATCCACCGCCCGTCGGTCTGGTCAAGTTCCGACTGACGGATCACACAGCCATTATGTTCACACAGGTAATACACCGTCTCCGGCTTGCCCTTCTCCCATTTCAGGCCAAAGGTTGTCGCATCATCGCCAAACTTCAGATACTGGGCTTCACCACAATGAGGGCATGGCACATAAAACCGCATAAAATGTGCAGATTCGTTCGCGGCTTTTTCAATCTGGCAAAATCCTTTAATTTTGGGCGTTGAGCCGCGTATGGATTTAGGCCATACCGAACCTTCGATACGCTTATCGCCAAGCAGGGTTGGTGAGCCTTCTTTTTCCACATCCGGTTCAAACGAGGAGAGTTCGTCATAGCAGACCACATCCACAGATTTTTCACGGTAGTTTTTGGCAGCAGCTCCGCCCAGACACCAGAATCCCACACCGGAGGAGAAACGTTTCAGGGTAAGCGTGTTGTCCCGATGTTTTCTGCCAAACCACGGAGCCAGCTCCAGTAATACAGGAACGTCTCTTATCGTTGGTTCGACATGGGATTTCATAAAATCTTCTGCCGCAGAATCTGTCGGCTGAAAAAGCAGGCTGTTACGGGATTTGTGTTCAATAAAATAAGCCTCCACCCCCAACAGCATTTTGGTGTAACCAACACGCGCCGATTTAATCAGATTAACGGTGCGGATCCGGTCATTCCCCATGCTGTTCATGATGGCAACCTGAAACGGCAGTGTTTCCCATTGCCCGGGAGTATATGAAGACTCTTTTGGCAGATAATAATGCTTATCAGCCCACTGAACTGTCGTCAGTGGTACCGGAATATTGAGAGATACAAGCCCTGTTGCTATCGCACCGGCTGCATTAGCTGCCTTCTGTGCGTCTGAAATCATCAATCCACCCGCCTACGTTCTCACCAGCTTTAGCTGCAACGTTGGAGGCTTTTGCGATTTCAGTTTTCACCACATCAAGGTGTGACGGTGAAATATCCGGATATTTACGCTGTAATGTCAGCGGCACACGTACAAGTATCCCCGAAATCTCCTGTGCCACACGTTGCAGAATGAAGGTAAACAATTCCGTTTCCAGTACCAGCCCTTCTTCGCGGGCATTTTTCAGTTCCTGTGCATCAGCCTGTGCTTTTGTGAGTCGGTAGCGCTCATAGTCAATGGTGCCGGGTTGTAAATCTGATTCCGCAGCCGCACGCAAATCCTCGGTCTCTTTGCGGAGTTTTTCGTTTTCAATATCGGCTTCGCGCTGCGCATACCACTGAATTGCCATGGCGGTATCAAATACAGATTCAACCCCCTTACTACCACCAGAGACACAAGAGAGCCCCTGAGACTGCCAGCGTTCAATCGTTCGTGGATCCACGTTGAAAATTTCCGCGAGCTTCTTTTTATTAACCTTCATAAAACATTTCCATATCAAATGCAGGGTCCGACATGGAAGTGCTCAAAAACGTCTTTTTCGGGCACTTTCATGTCGGACCTTTTACGGATGTGATTGATGAAAAAACAATGAGTTACACACGAGAAGTACCGACACACTTTTCCCCGAAAAATTTTCATAAATAGCGAAAATCCGCGCCGCTGCCGCCCCGTGGTTATCCCCCTCTCCGGAAGGACCCGTACAAATGAGAACACCTGTCATTCATTAAACAGGCAACAACGTGGCTGTTACAATCTCCGCCATATTCGCGTTAAGATCACATTCAACAGAAATTTCTTCATCCGTGGCATCCACTTCATATGTCCGGGAATAACATTCCGTGCATTTACCACTGAAGATATCCTTAACCAG